AATAGTCGGTACATAAAACAAACATTTAAAAATTTTAAAATTAAAGAAGTCGGGATACCTATTAATAGACAACCGAAATTTAGAAAAGAGCTACTGATAAGTAATTATGATTTTCATTTATAAAATTACATCCACTGATCCAGAAATTTTAGATTTTTACATTGGATCTACTAATAAGATTTCATCCAGGAAGAGCCATCATAAGAAGAATGTTAGAAACAAGGTTGGTAAAAGGTATTGGACTAAGTTATATGTATTCATAAGGAACAATGGAGGATGGGACGCCTTTAAAATGGAAATTATAGAACAGACAGAATTAGGAAAAGAAAGAGAACAATATTATATAGACTTACTGAACCCGACATTAAATACAAACAGAGCCATTAAATAAATAACTTAAGAAAATAAAATTATGTAATTCTATATACTATGACTGAGATAAAAGAAACAGAACATTGGACTATGGGACCAGAAGAAGTTAAAAAGGACTATGTTGAGGTAATATATACCGAGCCTAATGATTTTGAAAAATCTTTATTGAAAGGGACTATGAAGCCAGAAGTATTGATAGAAATTGAAAAAACAGAAAAAATTGAAAAGGATAGAAGAAAGGAATATATTACACAGGTAAAATGTTATGCCCTTACTAAAATTGGTAAAAAGCCATTAGACAATCCATCTACATTCAATCAAGAGACTAAAATTAAACTTATGGAGACAATGGATGAAATTATAAAAACGATGACAGAAGAACAAATTAAAATAGAATTCGAGACGGCTATAAACCTACACGTTTTTAAGGATATTTCAATGGACTATTCTACCCTTCATAAATAAACTAATTAAACATTTTTTTTTATTATCAATTATATATAGATATAATGAGTGGACAACCTTACAGATATTCTACGGACCAGGCTAAATACAGGGCAGAATATATGAAAAATCTTCAAGAGCGTATAGATTTAGACGATATGGTTTTACAGGCCGTTAAAGGATATGTTAGTAATGGAACCCTACCAGCCATATCACAAATGACAGATACGAGAACAACGGCTGAAAAATTATTAGACATACAAAAACTAAAACAGGATTTGATTAAAGACCTCGCGCCGATTATGGATCCACAGATAGCTGATAGGTTTATACAGGGCTTAACACAGTCGCCATTAAACAGTGATAATAGACTTGTTGTTTTCTTTTCACAGAGAGCCCCCGAAATCGTTACAAACTTACAAAAACTTTATAAATACGGTATTAAGGGGGATATGAACGATATAACAGTTTTTGTTGATTTTGTTAATAATATGTATTTGGAAAAGAACAAGGCTGTTGGATCCATAAAGTCATTCATTGATAGAAGCGGAACAAGCGGTCTAAGTATGACTAGTAAAGACGATTTGTTAAATTTGAAAGTAGCATATTCTAACTTTATGGCTGATTTGTTGAGAAAGGTTAGACCGACAGGAGCCGAGGGAAATATGATAGATGATATAGGAAATAGATTGGATATGTTATTACAGTATATGCCTTCTACTATTCAAATGGCCCGAGTTTATGAGTTGATTAAAGATCCTACGGACGGAGGAGTAAGGCCAGATGTTGATTTATTTCGTTTTTATGGACCTTTGGATAATATGATAGATTTTATGAATACATCACTACCTAACAAAAATATATTGGATCAATTGAATAGAGATTTTCAAAATTTAACAAGACCTATTAATAAAGCTAGTGAGGAAGAATATATTGAAAGAGAAGGAACGATGACAAGAAAAGGCTATAGAAAGGCCGAAGTAAAGAGAACAGTTAAAATTGAAACTGCTACTATGGATCTATTAACAAGACTCGCGGGTATTCTACCTACGACGGAATTATTACAATCCATTTTTACACCAGAGATTATGGATTTTTTAAGAAAAGAAGTTGTAATACAGGATATCGCACCTTCGGGAGAAACAGACAAGTATGAGGTAAAGCCTTATCGATTCGGAGAGAAAGAAAGAAAACAGCTACCATATACAATTCAAGAAGAAGGAGACGAAGAAATGGGCAAACGGACATTTACAAAAACGCAGCCAGATGAAGATCCAGAGTTAATGTTACATAGGCCAGGACAGTCTTACGGATCGACGACCCCTCAAAAAGTTATAAATATTCCTATTATTGCGGGAACGAAACCACTACCACAACAACAACAACAAACTTCACAAGAACCCGAAAATTTTCCAGAAATAGATGATATTTTGAAAACCCTTCGGGCTCTTATGATAGGTGGTAATGATCTAAAAAAATATATGGAAATGAAACCAGGAGGCGATTTATCTATCAATCAAATAGAAGATAGAACAGTGAGGGGAATAGAAGCACTAAAAATTAATATTGACAGACTATTGATGGAGTTAGATAACATATTACAAGATCCATTACTATTAGTCGAATGGAACAGGGTTAAAGACGATAAGCTTATACGGGCACAACTCGACACAGTAAAAGAATTGATGAGGGTAGCTGGATATATGGGCACAGTAGAGGGTTTTGGATTTAAAAAGAAAAGACGCGGGAGACCTAGAGGAACGGGATTTAAACAAAATATTGAAAGCCATATAGATACACAGAAAGGAATTCAACCAGACTTTAGGTTTTCAAAATTTGGTAAGTATTTGATTAGAAATGATCATTTGATGGACAATACTGTGTCTATACGAACAGGAAAGGGACTTAATATTACGGGACTACCTTCAACAAAAACTAATCCTAGGGTTGTAAATATTATTAAGAAAATAATTGGAGGGGCCCTGCCATCGTTCGATGAAATGAGTAAGCTAACTGAAGACGAAAAAGCCTATTTACATAAAATTTCAAAAAAGTCAAATATTCTTGAAAAAGTAAATATACCTACGCCGTCTAAAGACAAAGAAGAGAAAGAGTTTAACGAATTTGAAATACTGAGAGGCGAGATTATGGCTGGTAATGATAATAAGGATATGGTAAGAAAATTCAAAGGGTTTTTAATAAGATTTTCTAAAACTGGACAACTACCTAAACAACAAGTCAATGAAATCCTACAAGATATGCTTGATATGAATTTGTAAAATAACACCCTTAAGACTAAACCCTTATATACCTATTATAATGAGTACGAGCGGAACATATTCGAATTGGACTAAGGTTCAACATCCAGATAAAGTCTTTCATCAAATGACAAGTGATACACAACTAACGCCATTTTATTTTGGAGGATCACAAGTGCCTATTAATCTAGGTATTAAAACTGGGAGTGTAATAAAAAAAGATTTTTATCATTCTAAAATTTTACAACAAGTTAAGGATCTTCAAGGGCGAGGAATACATACTACCTACGAACACACTGACAGAATTATGATGCCTAAACATATGAGAAGAATTTAATAAAGAAATTAAGAAATTGAAAATATATTAGGTATATAGAAATGTTTATAATCGTATTCAATCAAACGAACATCGTACCTGATGGACAAAATAACAAACTGGTTTATAAGTTTCCGAACAGTGTAAATCTTAAGGACAAGTATATAGCGGTGAGTGAAATTTCGATGTATTATTCGTGGTTCAATATTGCGACCATATATAATAATAATAGTTTTACTTATACCTGGACCGTTGGAGTAATTACTACTATATACACTATCACTATACCTGACGGACTTTATGAAATTAACGATTTGAATAATCTCATTCAATTTGAATGTATTAAAAACTTAACCTACTGGACCAATACCGCTGGATCCGTAAATTACTATCCTTTCGAAATGATTTTAAATCCTGTTAGATATGCCGTTCAATTGAATACTTATTTAATACCGACTTCTACACCTGTTGGTGCTGCTATACCTGTTGGGTTTCCTGGATGGCCTGGGACTATTCAAAATTCCGTTGTATCTATACCTGCTAATTTGAATGTTATTATAGGTTTTTCGGCTGGATTTGTAAGTTTCAATAATTTCAACAATCCTGTTAATAATCCTGCGACTACACAATATGTTTCTAAAAATCAAACGACTGGGACTATTTCATATTTATCTACTACCGCCCCTCAAGTTCAACCTAATAATAGTATTATGTTTTCATTGAGTGGGATTAATAATCCATATACTCAACCGAGTTCAATTATATACTCACTAAACCCGAATGTTGGGGTGGGAGAACAAGTATTTCAAGTGCCGCCGAATTTTATGTGGTGTAAAATGATTGAAGGGACGTATAATGAATTGAGGCTTACTTTATTGGGGAATGACCTAACACCTTTAAGAATACAAGACCCGAATATGACATTTTTACTGACCATAAGGGACAAGAATGACAACTCATAGGGTTCAAAATAAAAACGCTCTACGACCGCCAGAGGTGTGTTTCATAAAATATTTTTGTGTTTCATAATTTTTTCTTTTTTCAAATTAATAATTTATTTAAATATAAATTTTTATAATAGTCTATATAGTAAGAATGAATAATAATATAGACGAACAGTATTTAAATAACTTATTTGAAAGTTTTCAAACGGAAAGGAATAAGTTATTACTAGACCTTAAGAATGATAAGGAACTTACAAAGGAAAAAGATATACACTCTAAACTTTTAGTAATGGAAAGCCTAACTAAGAATGTTTTGAAATATAGGAACTTAATAATCAAAGAAAAATTAAAAGGATTTTAAAACGCTTAAAAAATTAACCGCCTTAAGGATACAATAAGATATACCTATTATATAAGATGGTTCATTATTCTACACGATTTGTAAAACTACCTCATTCAAACGCTATTCTACACTCTCATAATTCTACAATGCGGGGAACTGGTAATGGCTCTGTATTACTTAGGACTGGTGGGCCTGGTGCTGGAAGTTCATATATGGATATGGATGACTATATTAGGACTACTGGGATCAACCCTTCAACAAGAAAATCTGGACAAGGATTGGGAAGTTTGGGTGAAAAATTAAGAAAATTATCTATTACGCCTCAAAGCAATGTAAGAAAAAATATTGTTATGAATATGTAAAAAGAAAAAGATTTAAGAAAACAACCATATAAGATATTTATAGAATGTGTGACAAATTAGTATTCGATCTAGCTCAAGAAATTGAAGGAAGTCCAAGTGTCTTTGTAAGAAAGGACTGGCTTAACATATTAGACAATCAAAATCAAAATTACAATAACAATCAATCTATACTCGATACAAGTCAATTGAGTAATAGTAATAAATGGATGAATTATCGGGAAGCCTATTTACTTATGCCATTGGTTTTAACAATTGGTAAAACTGGCGGTGCTTATGGTGTTTTAGGAACGTCGAGTGCCCCTACTGCGCCTGCGTGGGATGCGGACACGTGTATTGATTACGCCTATGGACTTAAGAATTGGTTTGGTTCAATGATCCATTCATTTACTTTAGACTATAATGGAACTACTATTATTCAACAAACACCGTTGAGTAATATGTGGAATTCTTTCAAATTGATGACAAGTCTAAGTTATGGTGATTTGATCACTCAAGGTGATGTTATTGGGTTTCATCCCGACGACAGTACTACCTGGGAATGGAATTATCAAACTGCTCCTGGGACTTATGCTATTGGGTATAGAAATGGAACTGGTGTATGTAATAACTCTACTTATGGTGGTTATGGACAAACTGGTGATTTACAAACTCTATTTTATAGAATGAGTTTTAATAGTGCCGAGGGTAATACTGGATATATTAAAAGAATACAAAATATTAATTTTGATTTGGACGGTGTACCTGGTCTCGATGGTTCCACATCTAATACTGCCTATAATACTCTACCACCTGATATCAATACTGTTACTCCTCAAGCTTATGGAAATTTATTCAGCGGGGCCTTTACTTATGAAACAAATCAACAATCTGTTATGAACCAAATATGGAAAAGCTATATTTTTAACAAGACTGGAATTATTCAACAAACGACTATTATGGCTACTGTCTATTTAAAACATTTACATTCTTTTTTCAATATGGTTCCTCTATTGAAAGGCGTGTTTATGAAAATGACTATGAATTTGAACAATGCCTCTACTGTTATCGCCTGTGCCTCGTATACAAATGCTACTCCTACTACTGCTCCTATTGCTATGTCCTGTCGATCTGTCTCTGTTCCTTCTGGTGGTATCAATCCTATTATGGTATCTGGTTCTGTTTCTTATGTGGCTGCTGGGTCTGCGTTTTCTGGATCTTATAACTTATTCCCTATTCAAGGGTCTCTGGCTCCTACATCATCTGGATTTTTAGAATATACACTAAATGTATCTGTTGGTGCCACCTGTTTAAATTCATCTTTGAATTCTGTGACTGGTATTAAAATTGCCGACTTAAGTAAATCCGTATATCTATATATACCTGCCTATACATTCAATCCTCCATTCGAAAGTTCTTATCTCTCATCTCCCGTCAAGGTTATTAAATATACGGACATATATCAATATCAAGTTTTAAATGTGACGTCTGGCGGTCAGTTTAATAATTTAGTTACAAATGGTATTGCTAATATTAAATCTATTCTCATCCTGCCATTTTATTCTACAAGCGGAACCGCGTCTACTGCGCTTTATGCGTCTAAGGCTCTACCCGACTGGTGGGGTGGAACTGTCATTAGTTCTAATACTGGTTTTACGAACGGAATACCTGTTTATCAATCTCCATTCGATCCCGCTGGTACTGGACCTACAAGTCCGCTATGTATGTTTTCTAACTTTAATGTTCAAATTTCTGGACAAAACGCTATATACAACGTAGAAAAGTATTCGTTCGAACAGTTCAACAATCAACTTTATGGACAAAATTCTGTCAATGGTGGGCTCACGGATGGACTTACATCTGGTTTGATTGGACGTAAAGAATTCGATATGGAATATTGCTATTACTATATTAATGTGGAACGAATGCTCCCCGTGGAAGAAACAGTGCCTAAATCCGTTCAAATTTTAGGAACTAATCAATCTGGTAAAGCTCTAGATCTTTTTATTTTTGTGGAATATGGGCTAAGTATATCGATCGATGCACTCACGGGCGCAAGGGTGTAAATCGCTTAATAATTAGTTAAAAGAAAAATACTTAAAAAAATAACATCATCTAATAATATAAGAAATGTCTGATCATATGCCTATTGGAATTCAAGCCTCGCCGCTTCAAATAAGAAAATTAGTAAAGGGATTAAAAGTAAGATTGAAAAAAGGAACTGGTTTTTGTTTATTAGTTCATCCTGAGAAATATCATTTAATGTCAAGAACTTTTGGAAGAGATAAAGGAATTGATGTATCATTGACAGAACAAGAATTACACGCTAACGCTAATGCTTCTATGGAAGCTATGCCCGAAGGAATGAGTGGTGGAAGTATTTTTGGAAAGAAATTTGATAGAAAACATAAAGGTGTAATGAAAGTGTTAAATCCTATAGGACAAGTCCTTAAACCCCTGGCTCAAGAAGGACTACAAATGGCTGGAACAATGGCCAATGCTTACGGTATACCTACGAAATTTACTGACCCGTTAGTAAAACTAGGTAATGACTATATGGACGACCCGTCATCATTACAAGGTAAGAAAGGAAGACGAGAATTGAAAAATAGGGCTATGGATTATGCTCAAATGGGCGCCGATCAATTAGGAAGTTCTTATGGAATGGAAGCTCCGAAAATTAGGGATTATGAGAAAAACGTTCAAGACTATAGACACGGTAAAAGTGCCCCCTCCTCTACATCTGGTTTAACTACTAAAGGGATGACAAATATGGCGGGACAGTATGCTAAACAACAAGCTCACGATTACTTAAACGAACAGCTAGGAACTAATACTGGATACAATTTGAAGGCTGGTTTAGGGCGTGCTGAAATGGGTGATATGGCTGGAAGACTACTGGCCGATCAAATTAATGCGAGACACGGTGCTCCTCCTATGGGCGAAGACCCGAGATCATCTACTACTGGTTTTGGACGCGGATTTATGGGGCGTGGATTTGGACGAAGAGAAATTGGATCTATAAGTGGGCGCGGCGGAACCTTATCGAATGGACCATATGGAAGTCCTGCGATGGCTTCACAACCTTATGGTGCTAATTTTCAAATGCAATATTTTTTACCTCCTCAATATCAACAGTATTTTCATCCTCAAATGGATCACGGACACGGATTTGGGCTATATGCTGGGCGCGGATTATATTAACACTAAAGAAATTACAAATTAAAATTTTTTACTTAAGATTATATTATTATATAATAATATACTTACAGAATGGCTCTTACAGATACTCAACTTATGAATATGGCTAAGCGAATGAATATACCTATGGCTGGTGTATTTTTTAAGGACGAACTACCGAAAAAGTTAGAAACTAATAAGGTATATATTATCAATATGGAAAATAGCTTGGATGATGAAGGGAATGAAAATGATGGAAGTCATTGGGTTATGGCTCAAATTAGAAAATATGATAATGGAAAAATGGAACCGATTTTCTTTGATCCTTATGGACAACCCGCTCCTGAAATTGTAAAAAAAAGAATTATGGATACTGCTAATGTTAAAGGTGTGCCTCATACGGAAAAGGATATACAGTCATTGATGAATAATGCTTGTGGATTTTACTGCCTGGCTATGGGACATTATATAAATGCGTCGAGATATAGAACGAATGATTTTTATACCGATGTAAGCGATTTTATTGAAATGTTCGATGACCTAAATAAATCCGTGGATTTTAAGAAAAATGAATTTATTTTAAAACATTTCTTTAGAAGCGAGGATCCAGAAAAAAGAGAAACTATTGATGTTTATAAGCCCGTGGACAGTATTACGAGTGAAGATACGGGAAAGGGGTTCGATGGCTTTAAGGGTGAAAGAATTGAATGTGATGTTCGAATGTTTAAATGAAA